CTACCATTTTGAATTTGTCTTGGTATTCCTCATTTAGTCGCTTACTAAGCTCCTCTTTAACTAACGTACGTAAACTATCTAGTTTCATATGGTTATAAATATTGGCCTATCGAACAAGATTGATATTTCCTATTATTACTTGATCATTATCCGTTTCTTTAAAACCAAATTGGATTTTATATGTATATGATCCTACAGGACATGGTATATTATTATATGTTCCATCCCAATATTCTGCAGAATTATATGATTCATATATTAATTCTCCCCAACGATTAAATATTACTAAATAAAAATCATATGGATCAAATCCATTTGTAAATACAGGTTGAAAAACATTATTATGTTCATTTCCATCAGGTGTAAATGAATTAGGAACATAAAATAATAATTCAGGACAACGTGCTACTGTAATTATTGTTTCTTGAACAGGTGAAACACACCCATTTGAATAATGAATTACTGATAAAGGAAACATTCCTGGGGTTTCAAATGAAATAGAAATATCATCTTGTTGATATGTTGTTCCCATGAATGTCCATTCGTTATATCCAGGTAAATTTGATAAAGCAGTAAATAGAGTTACAATAGAATCACCTTCACAAACTTGGTAAAATGGATTATATGGAGAAATTGAATCAAGAGTTGGTTGAGGGTTAACTATTACTGTTGTTGTTGTATCAAATGTACATCCACTTAAAGTATATTCATAATTAATAACATTAGTTCCTATTGCGTTTGAAGGGTAAAAATCATTACCTGTAATACCTACACCACTAAGTATTCCTCCAACAGGATTTACGTTTAAAGTAACAAATTCGTCGTATTCACAAAATGGTCCTATAGGATCAATTGTAGGTAAAACATTTAAAATAAATAAATCAATAGTTACAGGCAATCCAGTACATCCATTTTCTTCAGGAGTTACTTGAATAGCTCCAGGAATAAATCCTCCAGGAAATGAGCTAAAATCTACTGTAATGATATTAGTTCCTTGTCCTGAAGTGATAGGAGCAACACTACTCCAAAGGTAATTGTAAGTAGGTTGAGAGGGAACACTATACATTTCATATGAACTTAAATAACATATAGTATCTAATCCACTAATAGGTCCAGTTGACGGAATTGGAGGACCAGGTACAACTAATACAGTATCAGGACCTAAACTAGCTCCTCCATTACAAGCAGACCAACCAGCATTACAAATTGGGTATGTTAAATGACAAGTATATTGAGTTGGTCCATTTGGAGTTACATTAATAGTAGGACCTGTTCCAATTGGATTTGGATTACCTACTTGATACCATGTTAAAGTAGGTACAACTACAGGACCTGTTGGTGTCCATCTATATGCGTCGTTTGTTGCAGTCCAAGCAGTTGAATTTCTACCAGGCACAGCAATTCCTATAGTACCTGCAGCATTATGAATTCCTTGAGTTGCTGTGCCTCCTTGCCATTGCAAACAAGCTGGTTTATTTTGAATATAGTTTTCGATGTAGTTAGATGATTCATAAATTATAATATGAAATGTACCTTGGTTTCCTGTACAACTAAACATTGGCATATTTGTCCAACTTACTGTTAACTTTCTACAAGGTGCAACCCCACTAGTTTGATATCTAATTTGTCCTCCAACACCAGGATGCCAATCTTGCCAAGGACCCATAATGCAATTTTTAGGCACTAAAAAATTACCTGTAGGAATTGTTTGAGTAGTAAATGTTGTTGGTTGGCCTGGGGAAAATGAAATCCACCCATTTGAACCTACATAAAATTGTGTATATGTTTGTCCAAAAAAGCAAAATGTAAATCCAATATTAAATGGGCCTTGCTGAGAATCATCAGTCATGAATAACTGAGTTCCTGTATTGGTTTGATTTGTATATGCAATTGGGCTTGCACTATAATTTGTTGTTTGATTAGGGTTTGTTCCTGTACCACATTGACTTAAATTTGCGGTTAAAGTAGTTGATCCTATACCACAAGGTAATATTTGATCAGGTCCTAAAGATGGACAATATTGGCTATATCCTATATTAGCTAATAATAAAAGTGCAATTAATTTTTTCATAAGTACAATATATAAAAGAAAAAGAAAAGCCCCAAATTTCTTTGGAGCTTTTATATACTTTGTTGTTTTGTTCTTAGTAGTTCAAGATACAGTAGTCAGGTTGTACAGTTACTTGGATATTTACTGCTTGACCATCATCATCCCAGCTATAATCACCGAAGTTAGCTTCTGTAATAACTGCTCCTTTAATTACCCATTCAGAAACGATATCACCTACAGGACCTAATACGTTGAATCGGATATCTTTTTTATAGAAATCTGAGTAACCGTCACGGCCTGTTACTGATTCGTGACCTAAACGTACCCATTCCATTACTGCTTGTGCACCACTTGGAGTAATTGATTCATATAATGTAAATTGAATCGTGTTCCAAATAGTTTTTCCTTTTACATATCGTTGGATGTTGATATGGTTAAGAGCAACTGCAGTTTGTGTTAAAGATACAGCACCTACTCCTTTTACTAAGTATGCAGGGACACCATCCATATAAAGGATAAAACGGTTGGATTGTTTAGGTTCAAACGCTGTGAAAAATATTTCGTTTGGATTTAGAATTGGCATTTTGCTTCTATTTTAATTTATTATAAATATTCCGTTTTTTATTTTTTTATACAGGGAATTGAGCACCTGTTGGTTGTAAAATAAAGTCTAACGAAATGAATTCAGCTGTGCGGGTAGGTTGAATATAAATTTGTCCTACTAATTGATTTTGATCAATTACTGCTGGTCCATTATTTGAATCATCCATTACAACTCTAAAGGCATACAATCCTTGTTTTTGTTGAATTGCTTCTAGGTATGGGTTAACTCTTGATAAGAATGAATTTCTTGTAGAAATAGTATTTTGTTCAAATACAATTGTATCTGCAATTTGTTTGATATAAGCTTTCAATTCAATCATTAAACGACGTACGTTTACACGATCAAGAGCAGATTGAGCTTTTTGTAGTGTTTTCTGACCATATACTACTACACCTTGTTGAGGGAGTGTTGCAATTGGGTTAATATTATTGCTGTATAATGTGTCGCGATTACCTTGTGTAAGTTTATATTCAGCTTGAAGAACTGTGCTTAATCCACCGCGGTTAATACCTGCTGGTGCAAACCAAGGAGCAGCTACTTTATCATTAAATGCATATACACCTGGAATTACGGTTGAAGCTGGAGCCCAAACATGTTTTCCTGTTCCTGGGTCAATGATGCGAACCCAAGGCCAATAAGTAGCAGCATATGAAGTATCACGCATTTGAGCTTGTGTTACTGCTTCTGGAAGTTTAGTACCGTATATTCCTAAATCCATCACATACATACTATCACCTCTTGCAATTGTATTTGAGATAATATTTGTAACTTGTTCTGTATGAGTATCGTTTAATAGACCAGGAGTAAATAATACGTTAAATTGATATTCTTCAGGATTACCTAAAAGTGTAATCATATTATTATAATCATCACCTATTAATCCTTGTGTATTAACACCAATTTCATCATATAATTTAATTGAACCACTTACATCTCCTCCAGCATTTCTAAATGACCCACCAGCTGAACCACTACCATTTACTGGGATAGATCCTGTATAGGCTACTATTGCAACACCATTTGCATCAAAATAATTTGGTGTAGGATAATTAACTGATTTTACACGAACATATTTTGAATTATTTGGAAAGCTTCCAGATAATTCCATTTGTTGTGTAGTAGAATTATATTGAAGTTTTTGATCACCAATTACTCTAGAAATATAGCGGTTTGAATTTGGATCTAATGTTAAATTATTCCATGCCTCTAATACTACTTTATTAGACTCAATATCATTACCACGTCTAATTAATACGTTAAATGTACCTGAACCAGTGTTAGCATTTGTAATTTCCCAACGAATATTAGCAACTGATCCTGAGTTTAATGATCCTGAAGCTCCAAGTGTATTTGAACCTGAGTTATTCATAAGAACTCCTTCAGAAATCGTTTCTAAAGAAAAAGATGAAGAGGTAAAAATATTAGGAATTGGGGTGCTAACTGCAGACGAATAAGAACCACTTGCTACACGAGCAACTAATAATGAAGTTCCTCCATAATTAAAATAATTGTAAGCAGCAATTGAAGTTAAATAAGAATAAGAGTTACCACCACTAATAAAAGTATCTCCAAACAATGTTACAAAGTCTGAATAAGTTGTTACAAGTACTGGTTTTTCATATGGGCCTTTAACTGTAGGGCCTATAATAGCAGCACCTGCTTGTACTGGTTGGCCAGTTAAGAAAGTGTTGTCTATTTCGCTAATTGCTACTCCAGGAGAAGTTGTGAAATTTGCCATCGTATTTTTTATTATAAATATCTAAAATTTCCTTAAAATGTGCTATTAAACAGGAAATGTTGCACCAGTAGGTAATATATTGAAATCAAGTATGATAAATTCAGCTGTTCTAGTAGGTTGTAAATAAATTTGTCCTACCATTTGATTATTATCTACTACTTGAGGTGGGTTGTTAGATTCATCCATTACCACTCTAAACGCGGTTAAACCTTGTTGCTGTTGAACAGATGCTAAATATGAACTGATAATAGATGAAAAATTACTACGAGTAACAGCATCATTTTGTTCAAATACAAATGTATCAGCAACTTGAGAAATATAGCTTTTAAGTTCAATCAATAAACGACGTACGTTAATACGGTCTAAAGAACTTTTTTTCTTTTGTAATGTCTTTTGTCCAAATACTACTATACCAGTATTAGGATAAGTAGCAATAGGATTAATATTTGCTTGATATAATGTATCTCTATTATTTTGAGTTAATACACGTTCTGCTTGAATAGTAGTAGTTAATACTCCTCTATTAATACCTGCAGGAGCAAACCAAGGAGCAGCAACATTATCATTAAAAGCATATACTCCAGGAACTACAGCAGACGCAGGTACCCAAACTTGATTAGCTGTATTTGGATCAATTGTTTTAACCCAAGGCCAGTAAGTAGCAGCATATGAAGTATCATACCCGGCAACATTAGATAATACACTACCGATTTGAGAGTTATATAATGAAGAATCAAATACTACCATCATATCACCTCTATTTTGAGCAGTGTCAATCATAGAAGTAATAGCAGAAGCAGCTACACCACCCATACTAGATATTAACCCAGGAGCAACTAATAAATTATAGTTATATGCATCTTTATTAGCTAATAATAAAATAGATTCAGTATATGCACTAGCTGGGATACCTTGGATATTATTGGTAGTTGTGATAGTTTCATAATATTTGTTGTCACCTCCATAGAATAATTTTCCTGTAGCATCACCAAAAGAACCACTTGAAAAATATGGAATTGAACCTGTAAATTCTGGTTTAGGGATTCCATTATTGTCAAAGTAATTTGGTGTTGGAGTATTTACTTGTTTTACTCTAACATATTTTGAAACATTGGCATAATTTCCAACCAATTCAACATAATATTCACCTGTTGAAGGATCAAATTGAATTGTTTCAACTTGATTACCTATTACTTTTTCGATATAGTTTGGTGAGTTCGTATCTAAAGATAATGGACCCCATGATTCTAAAACAGACGGAGAAATAACAGTATCATTTCCTTGACGAATTAAAAGATAAAATGTTCCATCATTTACATTAGGAGAAGTAATCTGCCATCTATAGTTTTCACTTGATCCTGAAAGAAGGGTATTGTTTTGACCTACTGGGCCAGTACTATTCATGATTTCTCCTTCAGATATGGTCTCTAGGATAAATGCTTCAGTGTTTGTACCACCAGTATAATACACAATTGTACTTCCTGAAATGTAGTAAGATGAATTTCCAGCTAAACCATTTGGGTTAGTGGAAGTTATAGTCATAGTAGGAGCATTAAATGAAGCACTACTATTAATAGTTGTATTTGTGTAAAAGTTAGTTGGGTTGGATGGAATTACACCTGAAGATGTAGCATTATTAAATACTTCTTGAGTTGTTGATCCTGAAAGGATTACATCTATACCATTAAATGAAGCTGTATAAGCAACTGTTACTGCATTAGTTAAATCAAGAGTAGCAGATGCTGAAGTAGCTGCTGTTGATGAAGGAATTAAAGATGAAGTAGCAGAAGTAAATGATCCAGTTACAACACGAGTTACTAAAAGTGAAGTTCCACCACTATTAAAATAGTTATAAGCAGCAATAGAAGTAAAATAAGTATAAGTAGTACTTCCACTTAAAAAAGTAGCACCAAACTTATTTAAATAATCACTATATGAAGTTACTAGAGTAGGAATTCCTACTTTACCTTTAACGGTTGGGCCAATGATAGCAGCACCTGCTTGTACAGGTTGTTGAGTTACAAATGATTGGTCGTTCTCTATTGCTAATACACCAGGTGAGACAATTGTTTCTGCCATTATAAATTATTTTATTATAAATATGGTGTATTTCAACCCAGATTAATTAATCAAGGTAATTTCACCGTCTTCTGGGTTGATATTAACTCGTCCATATTTAGTAAGCATAGAATCAGTAAATTCTTTTTCTTTAGCAGATAAGTCGTTTAAAAATTGTTTTGCATTATTGTGGCGATTTTCTACTTGAATTTTAATTAATTCAATTTCACCTAACTCAGAAATAAGAGCACGGGTATTTGATTGAATTTCTTTTAATGTTGTTAATTCTTCTTCTGTTAAGAACTTTTTTTCTGAAACGATTGACATGTATTATATAGTTTAATAAATTACAAATTAATTTGAATCGACCCACCATCTACTTCCAAAGAAAGTAAATGTTTTTCTAGTAAACGCTGTATTTGGGAATGCATAAGATGAAAGACCATTTATAAGGAATCCACCTAATGGCTGAACAGTAAATGAAGGTGTGAGTTCAGTTCTCATTATTACTATTTGCATATTTGCTACTGGTGACGCTGGAAGATAAATAATTCCCCCAGGTGAAGATGGAGCAACAAATACTACATGATCAGTAACTAAAAGTGTTGGGTCTAATGCTGAGTCTGTTTGGCGGGTATTTGGTCTATATCCTCCACCTACAGTTAAGTTTTGAGTAAGAGCTACTGATCCAGTAACTTGGAATGTAGAGCCAGAAGCAAATATTAAATTTGATCTTGAAGCATTATTTGTTCCATTTCCTACAATAAATGCCGAAGCATTTGCTGAAGATAAATTATAAGCTCCAGCAATGTGTTGGTAAGTTCCACCTGCTGTAGTTCCTAATCCATTAGTATGAGAATAGTCTGCTGATGCTGTTGTAGCATATCCTTCAGCATGAGAATAATTTCCAAGTGCAATTGAAAGATGTCCTTCAGCATGTGAAGCTATTCCTGATGTTCTTGTTTGGTATCCTTCAGCATGTGAAAATCCCCCAGCGGCAACAGTAACTCCTCCTTCAGCATGGGAAGCATTTGCTATTGCTTGTGTTGATGCTCCTTCGGCATGTGAACCAGATTCTGTTGCTCTAGCACCATTTCCTTCAGCATGTGAATGATGACCTATTGCTTTAGTTTGCCATCCCTCAGCATGAGAAAGCTCAGCTGATGCTGTTGTAAAGTATCCTTCAGCATGTGAATAAAGACCACTAGCTAAAGTACCGAATCCTTCAGCATGAGAAGCACCTCCAGTTGAACGGGTATCTTTTCCTTCTGCATGGGAATAATTTCCAAGAGCTGATGGTCCACTACCATGCTGTAAACTTTCACTTGGGTAAACATATTGGAAACTTATACTTGCTCCAAAAGCACTTGCACTATTATATTGGACATATTGATCAGAAGGAGCAACATTGTTTACACTACTGCTGATAATAGTTTGGTTAATAGTACTGTTGTTAATAGTATTGTTTACTGTACTGCTTGTAATACTTTGAGTAATACTACTTGTATAAAAGTTATTAACGGCAAAAGCAGATGATGCAGTATAATATACTAATCCAGTAACATCATCATATAATAAAACACTGTTTTGAGGTACATTAGATAGTCCATTGATAGCAACAGAACCTGTTACAACTAAAGACCCGGATAATGTAATATCATAAGCTTCAGTTCCAGTAAATGCATCTACTGATTGAGAAACATGCCAAGATTGAATAGTATAGTTTTGTACTACCTCATCTACAGTAGGAGTAAATATTTTCTGTAATGTGTTTGCCATTTAAATATTTTATTATAAATATTGTCAGGCTTGTAAATTATTCAAATTACTATTAATAGCTGTTTTATATATCTCTGGTAAGTCTTTATCTTTTAATTCTTTAAATAAATCTAATGATTCATTCCATAACCCAATCCACCATGCACATACGGCTTTTTCAAATGTAAATCCTAATTTACCAGGATATTCTACATCGGTTACTGTATTAGGTTCATCAGTAGCAAATTCGTGCGATGTTACAGCCATAGTATAACCTTCCTGCCAATCTTTATTTCGTTCATATATTCTACATAGTAAAAAATATGCTTCTGGGCGTTTAGGTAAAATGGATATAGCTCGTAATAAAATACCTTTAATAGTAAATATACGATTACCTTGTTTTTCAAAACATAATGCCATTCGCATTAATGCTTCATATTGAAGATTTTTATCATGTCCAAATTCAGTACTACGAAGATAAAAACCAGCAGCGGATGCTGTTTGACCTTGTTGTTCATAACTCCACCCCAAATTAAAGTTAATTGATTGATTTTTAGGATCTTTTATATATTTTTGTAACCAATATTGTAGTGTCATAATTATTTTTTATCAGGTGATACTGCATTTTCACATCCTTGACATAAGGAAAAACATTGTAGTGGTCTAGGAATTACATCTTCATAATCTTGTTCAAATATATTTCCTAAAATATGTTTTAAACCGTAATCCATACAACATAATGAAACATCTCCATTAGGTAATACAACATTATGGTATAAATCTTCAACACAACCACAAGTCATAGGTTTATCACCATGATCCATGTGCTGGAATCGGTCTTTATATTTTTCTAGTTCGGGTTTAATGATGGCTTCGCCTAATAGGTTACCTGCTCTAGACCAAAATGTAGGAACATGTACTTCAGGCCATAAATGTTTAACACTTTCATGAACTTCTCCCATACACATAACGTAAAAGTTTTCTATATGGTTTTCAAGTTCTTTAAAACGTTCAAATACTTCAATTAAGCGAGGTGTAATTGGATGTTTAGCAATAAGTTCCTGGTCAGGGATATGTAAACATAAACCACCATTTTCTCCACCATCAAATTTAATATCTTTAATGCGTTCTACATCTTCAACTGTCATACCTACACCTGTAGTAAATGCTGCTATAGGATGACCTTGTTGTGAAGCATAAATAAGCATATCTGTACAGCGTTTATTTAACCATGGTTCAGTGAATCCGGAGAATGTTACACGTACTTCTTTAGGTAATTTATCTATTACTTTTTTAAAGTTTTCAAATGTCATTGTTTTATCTGCCTTGTAAACATTTAACAATGTTCGTTGAGGACAAAATGCACAATCAATTACACATCCTTTTGGTGGGATTGATGTAGTAAACTCTAAGGTTGGTAACGAAGTTAATCGCCAATATTCTTTTTTCTCAGATCTACGATTATCAATATAAAGTGTAATTTCGTTATAGTAATCAATAAAATGATCGTTCCATAAATCCCACTTAATATCTACTCCATCCCATGAATAAACATCAAACGTATGGAATTGTTTTAAATAAGTATCTCTAAACGTTCTGAATTTTTCTTTTAGTTCAGGGGTAGCTAAATGCCATTCACCTACAATCTTTTTAACGTTTTGTTTGATCCAAGGTAAACGTTCTGTAGTAAAAATATCATATTCACCACCCTCACAATCAATTTTCATAAAATCAATTTGTGAAACTTCATATTCTTCTAAAAAAGTATCAAATGTAATAGCATCTGCGATAGCAGTTCTACCATGAGTTTCTACAACATCTGAAAAATATAAGCCTTTAAATTCGGTTTCACCATCTACATTATTTATACCTTTATTAATTAATGTAACATTGGGATTATTTCCAATATTTTGAACCATTGTATCAAATAGCGTTTTCTTTGGTTCAAAACAATAAACATGTTTTGGTTGTTTATCTAAAATTGAAAATGTAAATGGACCCACCGATGCTCCAATATCTAAAACAATATCATCTTTTTCAATTGGAAATTTTTCTGTATAGTCTTCACGAATAAAAATTTCTTCAGTAACTGTTTCTTGAAACCATTTATTTTCAGCAATTTCTCCCCAATTAAATTCAAGTGATTTTTTTTCTGATTCAATATATTGATCAAAGAATGTTTGAGGCATTCTTAAAATATAAGCAGCATTATCCTGAAATCCGAATGTAATAAGTAAATCATCTTTATGTTCTGTTAGTCCACAACAAAATTCAACTTCACCATCCATAAAACTAAACGGTTCTGAAATGTGTTCAATGTTCCAATCTTTATCCCAGATTACAAAGCGATGCGTATATTTTCCATCTTTTTGTCCAAGTTTATTTTTAAATAAATCAACTTCATGGATAACACAAATACGTTTTCCTTTATATGGAATAATTTGTGAACTACCTCTCATATCTTGATGTTGTCCAGTTCCGGGTTTTACAACTCGTTGAAAACATTCAAGTGTTTCAGGATTTGCCTCTACTAATTCAGTAGGATTAGTCCATTTCATAAAATGGTTAGGCATATCATTGACAACCATCCAATTTTTTTCACAATAAGATGATTGATCATATGGGTGTTTAATACGACTACGTTTTACTTCTCGAACTTTACCATCTTTTATTTCAAGTTCAGACATCTCCATTCTACCTTCACCATGTGAGGTAGTATCTCGTCTAACACCACAGATATATAATTTATCGTTCCAACGAACTAAACGTCCATCTTCTAATCCAACAAATTCCCAAATAGGTGGTACATCTAATTTTGAAGTATCAATTTTTGTAAATGATTTAACTTCTAAATCATCAGTTACTTCACAAAAATAATTTGTTGTACGTAAATGTAGGTCATTTTCGGGATTTAGGTATGCTAATGGGCCCCAACGATTGATATATAATTGTTCTCCTTCACAATGGTATAATGTATAATTTACATGGCGTAAATTCATTATAAGTTTGCCATTGTCATTGTAAATAGAGGGATTCATTAACCCTGTTCCATTTGTTTGATCAGCGGGGATAATAATGGGATGGATAGAACCATTATTTTTTAAAACCTTTTTAACAAAATTTGAATTCATACGTTGAATGTATGATAAATATTTTAAATATCCAAATTATCTTGGACACGAACCAACAGGAAAAAAACTATTTGCCCCATCATAAAAATAGATTGTTGTACCATCTGAATAAAATCCTGTAGGGGCATAAGTAACACCACATTGTCCAGGGATATATAATGCTCCAGTAGAAGAATCTTGGTCCCAAACAATAGGAAAATTAGTACATGCTGCTTCCATTGGATCTCTTCTTCCATCTGAGTAACCTAATGCTATAGGTGTACAAGTTGGGGCATGGGTAACTGGAACACCACCAATGTTCGAAACGGAGCTCCAAGAAACTCCGTTTAATAAACTAATGTTATTAAAATCTATTCCGTTAATTGAAGGCATAATCTATATTATTATAATGCTATCCAAGTATTATCAGGGTCAAATCTTACAATTACTGCATCAGATGCGTCGAAAATATTATGTCCAATTAATCTAACAAAATCACCGGTTTGTGTTGGAGCAGTTTCAGTTACATATCCAGTATTTGTTGTAGAAACATATAAAGGAGTACCTGAGGTTGCTGTACCTAATTGGTCATGGTATACTGTTGAATATATACCGTTTAATAAAACAGTAGTTATACCTTCAGCACCAGCGCTTTCAACACATATGCCTAATAACTTAGTTGCAGATTGGGTATCTGCATCTGCAGCTTCCCATGTATTACCTGTAGTTAAATGTAAAAGTTGGCCTGGGGATACAGCACCTGCTGCAGAAACATCAACTTGGCCAATTATTAACCCATTAAAATAAACTTGATCAGTCCAGTTTTGTAAATCTGGGTATCTATTAACTGAACTTACACCTTGTCTAACGACTGGGCCACCACTTATTGCACTGATATCAACACCACCAGCATAAAAAGTTGTTCCACTACTCATCCATCTAAGGTAATTTGAATTTCCATTTAATTCAGTATTACCAACTAATGCAAGAGTGCTACCATCAAATGTTAAATTAGCTTCACCATTAATTGATGAGCCACCTGTTGCTGTAAGAACATAATTATCTGTATTATTTGTAATTGATGCCGCTCCAGTTGCACCTTGTGCACCTGTTGTTCCTTGGGTACCAGTTCCTGTTGTACCTTGGGCTCCAGTTGTTCCTTGTGCTCCGGTAGATCCAGTTGCTCCAGTAGTTCCTTGTGCACCTGTTGCTCCTGTTGCTCCAGTTGTTCCTTGTGCACCTGTTGCTCCTTGGGTACCTGTTCCTCCTGTTGCTCCAGTTGTTCCTTGTGCTCCAGTTGCTCCTTGAGTTCCTGTTGTACCTACTGTTCCTTGTGCTCCAGTAGCACCTTGAGTACCATTTGTACCAGTAATACCTTGTCTACCTTGTACCCCTTGTGCTCCAGTTATACCTTGTGCTCCAGTAGTTCCTTGAGTACCATTAGTACCAGCAGTTCCTTGTGCACCTGTTGCTCCTTGTGTACCAGTTGTACCAACAGTACCTTGTGCACCTGTTGCTCCTTGTGCACCAGTATTTCCAGTAGTACCTACAGCACCTTGTGTTCCAGTAGTACCTTGTGCTCCAGTTATACCTTGAGGACCTATTGCGGTACTAGGAGATATATCTATGTAAGTACCGGTTGGAGTAGATACTGTTGTTGAGCTATTTGTCCAAGTTGTACTTGGTGAGTTTAAAACTGCATATAATGAACCATAACCAGTATATGTACTGAAGTTTCCATAGACTTCATATGAAGTAGTACTAACCTGGACAACTCTGATTGTAGAAGGAGACGCACTGTTAGTTCCTAATGATGTATTTCTAAAGGCTAATCCATCACCATAAAAACCACCTTGATTACTAGAACCATTAGATGTTTTAAAATATAATTCAGTAACTTGGTTTTGAGTAGTATCAGCATTATAACCACTTTTAGCTACAATTTGAATGTAAAGTGATTGTCCTTGTTGCGATGTAGACCAAGTACCAAGTTTGATCCAAGAAGCTGATCCTGCGGTTTCGGGTAGTGCATAAGAAGTAGCACCTGTAATACCCTGGATGCCTTGTGTTCCAGTAGTTCCTTGTGCACCAGTAGTACCTTGTGTACCAACTGCACCCTGCGTTCCAGTAGCACCTTGAGTACCTACAGCTCCTTGTGTACCTGTTGCTCCTTGGGCTCCAGTAGTTCCAGTAGTTCCTTGTGCACCAGTAGCACCTACAGTTCCTTGTGCTCCAGTTGTTCCTTGTGCACCAGTATTTCCAGTAGTTCCTTGTATTCCTGTTACTCCTTGAGATCCAGTAGCACCTTGAGTACCTGTTCCTCCAGTAGCACCAACAGCTCCTTGTGTACCTGTTGTTCCTTGGGCTCCAGTAGTTCCAGTAGTACCTTGAGATCCTGTTGCACCTACAGTTCCTTGTGTTCCAGTTGTACCTTGTGCTCCAGTGTTACCAGTAGTACCTTGTGCTCCAGTAGCACCTTGTGCTCCAGTTCCTCCTGTTGCTCCAGTAGTACCTTGGGTACCAACAGCTCCTTGTGTACCTGTTGCTCCTTGTGCACCTGTTGTTCCGGTTGCACCTTGAGATCCTGTTGCACCTACAGTTCCTTGTGTACCTGTAGTTCCTTGAGCACCCGTATTCCCAGTTGTTCCTTGTGCTCCAGTAGCTCCTTGCGAACCAGTAGCTCCAGTTGTTCCTTGTGTACCAGTAGTACCTACAGTTCCTTGAGCTCCAGTAGCACCCTGTGCACCTGTTGTACCAGTAGTTCCTTGTGCACCTGTTGCGCCTTGTGCACCGGTTGTACCTTGTGTACCAACAACTCCTTGTGTTCCTGTTGTACCTTGTGCTCCAGTAGCACCTTGTGATCCGGTAGCTCCAACTGTACCTTGTGTTCCAGTAGTACCTTGAGCACCTGTTGTACCAACTGTACCTTGTGTTCCAGTTGTTCCTTGTGCACCAGTAACGCCTTGTGTACCTGTTGTTCCTTGTGCACCTTTATCACCAGTAGTTACAAAAGATACTATAATGTCTTCAGCATTTGTAAATGGTGATGCAGCAGAAAATGCTTGGTTAGTGACAGTTAATGTCCACCAACCTGTATTATTAGTTAATGCTGATATCTGGAATAATAGGAATTGAGTTGCATCTGTTCTATTTGCAATTCTAACATATCCTTTTATAGCTGATGATACAGCATTAATTGTATTTAAAAATGAATCTATATTTGCACCTTGATCCGTAGTAGAATCAATATACATCGCAGTAGCAACGTTTTCAGTTGCGTTATTTAATCGTACTTTACCAGTACCAGGATCTGATGCTGCTGTGGAAGTATCGTAGGTGTAATCAAACGTAGCACCACCAAATGAACCATCATTTCCTTGTGTTCCTGTTGTACCTTGTGCACCAGTTGTACCTTGTGTTCCTGTAATTCCTTGTGCTCCAGTTGTACCTTGTGTACCAACTGCACCCTGTGTTCCAGTAGTTCCTTGTGCTCCTGTTCCTCCTTGTGCACCAGTAACGCCTTGTGTACCCTGTGTTCCAGTAGTTCCTTGTGCACCAGTAGTACCAACGGTACCTTGGGCTCCAGTTGTACCTTGTGAGCCGGTTGCTCCAGTACCACCTTGTATACCTTGTGCTCCGGTAGTTCCTTGTGAACCAGTAGCACCAGTTGTACCTTGTGTACCGACGGTTCCTTGTGACCCAGTAGCTCCTTGTGCTCCAGTTGTACCTTGTGTACCGACTGTTCCTTGAGTTCCTGTTGTACCTTGAGCTCCAGTTGTACCTTGAGAACCAGTAGCTCCGGTTGCACCTTGAGATCCTGTTGCTCCTGTTGTTCCTTGTGCTCCAGTGTTTCCGGTTGTTCCTTGTGTACCAACTGTTCCTTGTGCTCCAGTAGTTCCTTGTGCTCCAGTAGTTCCTTGTGAACCTACAGCACCTTGAGTACCAGTAGTTCCTTGTGCTCCAGTAGCTCCTTGTGAACCAGTAGCTCCGGTTGCACCTTGAGATCCTGTTGCACCAGTAGTACCTTGAGCTCCAGTAGCACCTGTTGTTCCTTGTACTCCAGTTGCGCCTTGTGAACCAGTAGCACCTTGTGTTCCAGTAACTCCTTGTGTACCAACAGCTCCTTGTGTACCTGTTGATCCTTGTGCTCCAGTAGCTCCTTGTGAACCAGTAGCACCAGTAGCACCTTGTGAACCAGTAGCACCAGTTGTACCTTGTGAACCAGTAGCACCAGTTGTACCTTGTGCACCAGTTGTTCCAGTTGTACCTTGGGTTCCTGTTACTCCTTGTGCTCCAGTAGTACCTTGTGTTCCAGTTATACCTTGTGCACCTGTGGTTCCTTGAGCTCCAGTTGCGCCTTGTGTTCCTACTGTACCTTGTGTACCAGTAGTACCTTGAGCACCAGTAGTTCCTGTAGTTCCTTGGGTTCCAGTTGTACCTTGTGCACCTTGTAAACTTAAATTATTTCTATATCTTAAATCACCATCTGCTGTTAATACAACAATATTGGTTTCTGTTGTTCCTGAAGGGATTGAAGTAAAAAGGGCTGTAGAGCCTGTAATGCTAGTTGTTACATTTAAAGAATTTAGGGCAGCATTAGAGCCCGATACTATGACTTTTTTCCAATTTGGCATTTATATGTTTATTACGGTTGGTTGCACAGAATATGCTGTGTCCACTTCCCTTTTGGGCCTATAATACAGTAATAAATATATTATTGTTTTTTCCTGGTTAAAGTTTTTGCGTCTTCATGTTGAATCATTTGTTGGAGACCCAATATTTTTGCTTCTTCTTCAGCTTTAATCATTTGGGTAATTTCATCTAACTCCTGTTCTAGTTTTATCTGAATAGAAGCACAAAATTTAGCATCACGTCCTTGAATAGGAACGGTTTCAAGTGCTTGTCGAATAAAATTTAATTCGGCGTGGGAAAAATCTACAGAAAATAAGTTCATATTTTATTATTTAGTCAGTTCTAGATATTGTTCTTGCAATTTAATGACTAAATTATATAAAGATTCTAAATCTTCTCCAAGGAAAGTTGTACGTTTAATCATAGAAAGTAAAACTTCTATTTCTTGTTTAGAAAGTTGATTTGGAGATACTTCGGGTTGTTGAGGTTTTGGGGTAATTCTGTCTAGAATGCTCATAACAATTAATTTTAAAAAATAGGGGTAGACCTTAGTCTACCCCATTTAATTATATTTTTATTAAGAATAGATAAATATGTCTCCTGTTGATGTATTAACATGAATATTACCAAATCCATTACTTGCACCACCATATATTGGAGCGGCTGATGGAGCAGATGTTGATGTTTCGGTTGTGGTTACAAAAGCTGCTGCTGTATATGAAGGAGAAGAGGCGTTGAATGATGATGTGAAACCCCAACGGTTAATTGAGTTTTCATATGCAAATAATTCACCTACGTTTTGAGTAGTTTGTTGAACAACAATACCACCATCGCCAGCTGTTGTTGAGCCTGAAGCAAACAATACGAATCTATCTGCTACTTCTAAGTTAGTTGTTTGTTGGAATGAAGCTGTACCTTGTACTACTAAATTACCAGTTAATACTTGGTTACCTGTTACTGTTAAAGTGGTACCATCAAACTGTAGATTAGATTCACCGTTAATTGAACCACCACCTGTTGCTGTTAATACGTAATTGTTAGTATTATTAGTAACATTGTTAGCAATACTTGAAACAGTAGCTGCTAATGAAGCACTTACTGCATTTAAAACATATGATGCTGTAGTAGCAGTAGTAGCAGATGTAGCAGTAGTAGCAAACGAAGCACTTACAGCATTACTAGCCCAACTTGCAGTACCATTAACATTACCAAGTAATGAACCTGTAAAGTTAGTTGATGAAATTGAAGTAATACCTGTAATAGTAGTAGCTAATGTTAAACTATCAGTACCTTCAACCGCTAAATTAGTACCAGCTAAATCTGTTAATAAGTTACCATAAGTAACATATTTGTTAGCACCATCATTGATAAAGAATTGATCAGTACTAGTTAAATCAGTTTTAGCAGTGGTTGGGAATATAGGAGTTGCGGTAACACCTGTTAAGCCAGCACCATTACCAAAGAATGAACCACTAAATGATCCTGAAAGGCTTGAGTTAGCTCCTGATAATTGTAATGATGTAGTACCTGTAATTGCTGTGCCATTATCAGTTAATGAGGAGTTTGCAAATGCTGTACCTGTCCATTTTGTAAGAGCATTAGTACTTAAAGCAGATGCACCACTTACTGCTACTGTTGCGGTAGCACCACCATCATAAGTAAATGCTGTAATACCAGTACCTTGGGTTAAATCAGGTAAATTAGTAGTACCAACAAAAGTACCTGTAAATGAACCACTAAATGAACCAGAGTGAGATAATCCTGATGCAGCAGTAGTTGCTACGATGTTTCCGGTACCATTAACTGCTGTAGATGATAAGTTACCTGTACCACCACCAATTACTACCTGACCGGAAGTTAAATTGTCTACTTGTAAAGATGATAGATTTGCTGCACTACCCGAGACAATGACTTTTTTCCAAGTTGCCATATTATTTTTTTATTTAGTTGTTTTATTATACATATGTTACCTCTAATCAAGGCCAATAAAAAATGATGAAGATGTGAAATAAATTCCACCGTTTGGAGCAGGACCTACAAGCTCCTGAGATTGGGTAGAGAAGATTACTATCCCACTTTGAGATACTGCTAAAACAGTAGTATTATTTGCATTTTTAATGAGAAAAATATCATTAGAATCACTCTTTACGAATAAAGAACCAGTTATAGATGCTGAGCCTGTAACATCTAAAGATCCGGTTATGATAGGGGAAAATAATCTCATTAATATATTTTGTTATAAATATTATACAAATGACCCTGATCTCCAGGCACCATTCATCCACATATAAAGGAGATATTGACCTCCTACAGTTGCAGGAACAATTTCTCCATCTGTACCTATCCATAAAGGAGCAGCTGATTGAGTGGTTGGGAGTACTATAGAGCCGGACATTCTTACTTTAAATGCATCTCTACGAGTACTATCACTAGTACCATTACCTACAATCATTAAAGAAGTTGCATCTCCATGTCTATTATATTGACCTTGAACATGCTGAAATGAACCTGAGGATATAGTAGCAAGTCCTTCAGCGTGAGAAGCTTGACCTAAAGCATATGTTTGATAACCTTCGGTATGTGAATGTTGACCTAAAGCTACTGTTTGATAACCTTCAGCATGTGAATACGAACCT